GCCCGCTCTTTCTTTTTTTGTTTTTTTTTGTGTTGTTTGTGTGGGTTTTTTTTTTTTTTACTCTCCGTACCCCGGTCTTTTTTTTTTTTTTTGTTTTTTTTATATATATTTAATTAATTATATTACATGTAGTTGGTGTATGGAGTGTGTCGGGAGGTCAAAAAGGGCTTGACAACCGGGCGTGGCCGTGAAACAATACTCAGGCACGCCCACTCACCCCCACCACACACTCGAAAACCTGGCACGGGCCGTGCCGGGCCGATAATTTGAAGGGACACATATCATGGCTAAACATGCACACAAGCTGATTAAGTATCAGAAGAAAACATGGCGCTGCACACTTGAAGGATGTTCATTCTTTGTGCATCTAGGACTTGAACATGTCCTGATAGGTAAGCAGGCAGTATGCTCAGAATGTGGAGATGACTTCAGGATAGATGAGAATGCATTGAAAGAGGACATGCCAAGATGCGGATTCTGTCGTGAGGGATTTCGTAGAAAAGAGGAGCATAGCAAACTTCAGAAGGCATTAGAGAGATTAGGTGTGGCAAGTGTAAGTGAATTGAATGATGGTCAGCGCACTATGCTGGAAGCACTTCAGTTACTTCCGCGCACCGAGATTCAGGAGGATAAGCCAGTATCGGAAGTGTTACCAGATACTACAGCTACAGGAGAACCAGAGAAGCCCAGGCGCACTCCTGAACAGCAGAAAGCATATGATAAAATCATGAGGGAGTTGGGACTCCGATGAGCAAACAAACAGGAGCACTGAATCACACGCATCGATATTTTCAGTTCTATTCGGCCCCTGAAAAGAGGCATTATTGGGGATGTAGACTGGATGGATGCACACACTATCTACCAGGCAACATGCCATCACCATTAGGCAAAATGTCTATATGTTGGACTTGTCATAGTGAATTCATTATGACAAAGGAAAACATGGAACAGAAGTTCCCTGTATGTGAAACATGTATGAGGGACTTGGCGAAGGTTCCAGAGGTCGGGCCGAATCGTGCCAAACCTCACTGAAAATAATTTCACTCAGGCCCAAAAAATCCCTTGACCTGAGCGCAGCGAAGTGAGACAATCACTGAGTCGGGCCGGGATTCACCTAGTCCGCCGAATACACGTAGCGGAAACAGACAGTAGATACAGGAGAGAATAACATGAAAACAGTTGAATTCACCGCGACGACCGAAACTGCATACGGCAAGCCCCTCACTACTCCTATCGGATACTCTGGTAAGTTTCAGGCATTCGAGGGGATTCAGGAAGTACGCGATGTCGGTGAGATGCCCTCGGATGATGAGTTGGTGACATACGCTAATAACAAGCGTAAGGCGGCTGCTCGGCAGAAGTCACTGACGGCAGCCCTGGAAGCAGCCGGATACGAGAAGCCCACGCTTGAGTCAGACTCACAGCTCCAGCTCCGCACGCTCTACAAGGTGTATGTGGCTGCGAAGAAGTCACCCGAGGAAGCACGCGCCCTCGCATCGCAGACGTTGGGTGTGGAGTGGGCTGAGTAGTTCCCATCACATCAAACGGAACGGGCCACCACCAGAGTATATCTGGGGTGGCCCTTTCTGTTTTATGTCATAACATAGAATGCTGTACGAGGTGATTATGAATTGCTTCGCATGTGGAACCATTGAAAGAGTTGAACATCATCACATTATACCAACACGGGCCGGGGGTAAGGGTGCTCCGGGAATGAGAAATAATGCAGACAATTTAGTATATCTATGTAAAGAGCATCATCACATGGTTCATGCACTAATAAGAAAACGATATGGACGTAATTATGCATCACGTGGCCTAACTGTAATGGATTACTTAGTTGTAATACTGGCTATACGAGATGATGTATTTATGTCTGCTCTGGTAGATGTATTTCCCGGCGACCGCGGTTGGCTGACGAAAGGCTGCCTATCGCCGGACTTTATACACGAAGCAATGGCGAAAGTCGGCCCGGAAAGGCCGGAACCCCTTCAGAATCAAGGGGTTACGACTGGCACGACAATTGCTGTTTCCGGAGTGTCGGACCAGACCCCTCCGGCGAACTACATACATACAGTATTAATGGAGATGTATGTAGGATTCGGATACTCTAGAGAACGTGCTGAGATGATAGCACGTAAAGCGAGGGAGACTATATGAATATAGTAGAGCGTAAAGTAAAGAAAACGATAGGTGAGTGCGACGTGTGCGCGACCCCTGACATTGAGGTCGCCGTATATTACGGTGGAATCGCTCAGTGTGATTCGTGTTATCAAGCTGAGCTGGAACTACTCGCCAATACATCAGCCAACAGGACTCTGGTTCAGTCAGCCAAGATAGATGAAACCAATGAAGTCAGCCAGGACATGTATAACAAAGGCACAGTGTCCTGTGTTGAGCTTCAGGGTGCTATACAGGCTGACGATAACATCCAGAATAAGCAGTATGCGCTGGCAGAAGTAGTCATCAAGCGCATCACGGATTTCGATGCTGCAATATTCAAAAAGCAGCAGGAACTAGCGGACCTGAATTCAGTTCGCCGTGCTCATGTGACATTCTTGAAGGATTCAGCATTCGTGAATCAACTCAGGAATGATGAACGTGAGAAGCTCAAGCTGGCAGACCTCAGCTACATTCCCACCTCACCCAAGACTGCTACAATCCGTAAAGCAGCCTCCAATACATCCCCCTCAGCTAAGTCTGTGAAGTCCGCTGAAATTAGGGCATTAGCTACTAAGCTGGGCATAGCTGAGTCGCTTCACTCAGATTTCATCAATGGCGTTAGCCTCATGATGAAGGTCCGTAAGCTAGCTCTGGAGGATGCGGGTAACATCATTGCTCAGGGGATGAAATAGTGCCCGTCATTAGCATCGACCAGCTAGTCCCTCGCACGAAGCGCGCACAGACATTCGTGCGTAAGATGAAGGACGTGCTAAATAAGCAAGGTCAGATAGAACCATTGCAGGTTCGTCACCTTGTAGGTAGTGACAGCATGTTCACTACATTCGAGCAGGATGCACATGGTGATAATATCATCCATGCGGCTCGTGATTTGGGATGGAAGACTCTACTCATCAGTGTAATGCAGAAATACGAGGGCTGACTATGACTGACTATATTGTTGACTACGTGGTTACTTCGGTTCGCTCAGTTCGTATCATTGCGAACACTCCTGAAGATGCTGAAAGAGAAGTAAAACAGTATCATCAGCAGATGGAATCAGAAATGATTAAGGAAGCTGTGATAATCCTCATGACTGAAGAGGACAAATAGATATGACTAGACAGGAAGCCGCGCAGTTTGCGCGGGAACAACTAAACAAGCATGGCCTATCGGCATGGTCCGTGCGACTGAATCAGAATCCTGATTCACGATTCCTTGGGCTGTGCTCATACAAGGATACGTGCATCATTCTTAACGCGCATCACATCGATATTCACCCTGACCCTGATGTGCGTAATACAATCCTTCACGAAATCGCCCATGCATTGTGTAAGGGACACGGGCATGATGAGGTGTGGTCCGCCAAGGCACGCGAAATTGGCTGTGATAATACCTCTCCCTGTAGTAACTTGACACTCGATGCTACCATCATCGATGCGATACGTAGTGGAGCTACAGTCGAAGTTACATTCGACGAGCAGATTATCCGCACACCGAAATACAACATCACCCGGCTACAGGACAAGTGTGAATACTGTGGTAAGGTCGCCAAGTCACTTCGAGAGAAGACAATCGAGAATAGTGATGAGATGCGTCCTAATCTCAAGATTATCACTCTCGAATGTGGTCACACGCTCGTAAAGCGTATTCCCAAGGGCACCCCGTTTCACTTGTTCCAGTTCGGTGGTTCACTCACATGTGAACATGAATGGCGTAAGAACGAGTGCTTGAAGTGTGGTCGCTATCGGCCCTATGCATTCCAGATTGAGGGGATGCAGTTTCTTGAGCAGGCGTTAGCTGTTAACAGTGGTGGCGCGTGCTTCGACGAGATGGGCCTCGGCAAGACTAATCAGGCAATGGGTGTAGTGAAGTTCCATCCTGAGTTGTGGCCTTGCTTGTGGGTAGTCAAATCGGGCCTCAAGTATCAGTTCGCTGGTACAATCATTAACTGGATGGGCGACGACCATGTGCCTCAGATGGTCGAGAAGTCTAACGACTTCTTAATACCAGGACTCCGACATTACATTGTCGGATATGACATGCTCGTGCCTAAGATTCGCCAAATGAAATCTGGCAAGGTTGCGAAGCAAGGATTCGATATCGCACAGTTCGAGCGTGTTGGAATCAAGTGTGTTGTGCTCGATGAGTGTCAGCAGATTAAGAACGTTGACTCCACACGCACTCAGATGGTTCGTAAGGTTGCTAAGGGACGTAAGGTAATCGCCCTGAGTGGCACACCGTGGAAGAATCGTGGGAGTGAGCTATTCCCTGTATTCAACATGATGGACCCCATCAAGTTCAATAGTGAGGAAAAGTTCAAGCGTGATTGGGTCGATTACTACTATCAGGGTGCATATCGCAAGGAAGGTGGTATCCGCAACATCAAGAGGTTCAAGGAATACACTAAGGACTTGTGTATTCGTCGTGAGCGCACCGAGGTGCTTCCTGAGCTTCCTCTGGTGAATCGCACCAAGTTACTCGTGCGTATGACGCCTCAGACAGAAGAAATGTATGATGAGGCGGTCGCTCAGTTCGTTGAGTGGTATCAGGCTCAGGCTGATAACATCAGCGGGATGCACATCTTGGCAGCTATGGCTAAGATGCGTCATCTAGTGGGCCTAGCTAAGATACCTGCTACGCTAGAATACGTCGATGAGTTCGTTGAGGATACTGACCGTAAGATAGTCGTATTCGTGCATCACATCGATGTGGCCGATCAACTCCTAGACGAATTCAAACATCGCTACGGTAAGGATATGCCAGTTATGCATATTCGAGGTGGCATGAATGGGTATGAGCGTAATGAGCTGGTGAATACGTTCAACGAGTCACCACGCGCGATTATGGTAGCTTCGACGCTCTCAAGCGGAGAAGGACTCAACCTTCAGACGTGCTCAGACTGCATCCTTCACGAGCGTCAGTGGAATCCTGCTAATGAGGAGCAGGTAGAGGGTCGATTCATTCGTATCGGCGCAGCCGCCAGCGTAGAGAAGGGTGGCAGTGGAACAGTATCAGCAGTATACGCGCACATGGAAGGACTCACGGCTATCGATTCCACACTAGACGGAATCAATGAGCGTAAGCGTAGTCAGTTCCACAATGTGATGAATAGCACTGAAGCACCTCGGTGGAATGAAGATAGCTTCGGTAAGGAACTAGCTGATGCTATCATCGCCGGGCACAATCGTAAGAAGCTACAGAAAGCAGGCTAATCATGGAATGTGATTACTGTTTCGTGCAGGAAGCAGAATTAGAAATTGTGCTCACTGAAGGGCAAGTTTTCTATTCCTGCCAGACGTGCGTATTCGACGTAATCAAAGAACAGGCAGACACGGATAATCGTGTTGCAACTATGACGGAGATAGAAGCATGAATGTCAAGGAACTGAAGTGCATCGATTTCAAGGTATTCTCGGATAACACCGTGCTGGTAGTGTGTGAAGGATGTAATACATCACTCACATTCAAGGTTAAGAAGCTCACCACGAAAGCTGTGATGACACCAGCTATGAAGGAATTTCTTTACGAGCACGAAACATGCATCGACGTGAAGCACTGAGTATCTTGCCTAGCCCTCAGTAATGAGGGTCGGGCTGGCTATTCGGACTACACAGGAGAGTGTGATGAATTACAATCTGCCGTTACTGTATGAAATGGCTGAGCGGTTTGGGTTCGTGGTGGACCGTCGCGCTGTATGGCCCATCATGATATGTGGGCAGCGTGCTGCTGAATACCGAACTCACCGTGATGCGCTGAATTTCGTATCAATCAGTTCATTCGCTAAGTTCACTATGGGAGAAATGAAATGACTATACTCGTTGATGCAATGAAATACTTCCTGACTATTCAGGCGTCAGGAACTGAATGGGCTTCCATCGAAGTGCAGGACAATGGGACTATTCGCATCGACGTGGGTCGTATCAACCATGACGGAGTGAAGCAGAAGAAGCACATGACACGCACTTATCGTGAGTCGGGCTACTACGACCACTATAATGCATGATTCAATGCTACCCTTTACTCATTTGGCTAGTAACCAGTTCAACGTGCCGATGGGTTGATCACGAGTAGAGGGTAGCACTGAGCCACTAACATGAATGGAGATAACTATGGCACACGTAAAGAAGACACTCAAGAGACTCAAGGCAGTGAATGGTAGGAAGCGTGAGGGCCGTGCATCGCTAGCGTGTTTCCAGTATCAGAAGGAATTACTGGTACGACGCGCTATCCGTAGGAGAATGACTGTCAGCTACTACCTCAACACATTACTGTGGAAAGATTGGGTGGACTGATGAACAATCCGATAGAGAAGTATCTGAATGAAGCGATAGCCGCGCACTTCCCTGAAAAGAGTAGGGCGAGTGCGTACATCTATTGCATCGCTCTGCTTCAACTCATTCATGGTGATTACATCGCTGTGACCCACAATGTAGTAATGACTAATTTCCTTCCTACAGATGACAAGAAATTCGTCACACTGTTGCGTGTTGTAGCCGACCTAATTGAACGGCTGCACAATGAAGATGAAGTCTATGTCAAGAGTATAGTCGCTGAGCTGAAGCGGCAGATATTGAAGGAGATGGAGTGACAGACATCATTCTACCTCCGAAGAAGAACATCATCCTCGATGCTACGCTCCTATCATTGTTAATGAGCTGCCCTCGTTTACTTGATTTGAAACACACTCGTGCTTTTGCGAGTGTGAGAGGTAAATCCAACTCACTTGAGGCGGGTTCACTGGTACACAAAGTATTAGAGGTGTACTACAAGCATATGATTGGTGGGTTCAAGCGAGACACATCAATCGGGCATGGAATGGCAGCAGGAATGCTGTACATCAACGGTTGTCCTCACTGTAGCGACATCACCGTGGACAATCCAGAATGTAAGCATGAGCCGGGTGAATATCCTGGTGTTCAGATGCCATCAGAGAATGATAAGCACATACTCGGATGGCAGTGGGTACTGAAGACATGCGAGCAGTATTTCGATTTCTACAAGAACGACGCATGGATTCCCTTGTTCGTCGAAACAGTAAAAGGCAAGGTATTATATGAGGATGACGAGGTACGAGTCCTGTGGAAGGCGAAGTTCGACCTAGGTATCGACACTAATCAAATCGGCGTGTGCTCAGTAGACCACAAGACATTCAAGCAGCGTCGTGACAAGACATCACTGTCGAATCAATTCCTCGGCCAGTGTAGTATCTTGGAGTCACGTAATGTCATCGTGAACAAGATTGGATTCCAAACTACACTAGATGTGAAGGATAGGTTTACACGTGAGATAGTCAGTTATAGTGCAGACCGACTCAATGAGTGGCAGACTGAAATACTTCCGTATTACGCATACAAGTATATTCAGTTCACCGAGACTGAGTACTGGCCCCCGAATTTTACCCATTGTGACAATATATACGGTAGCTGCGAATTCAAGGACGTGTGTCAGTCCAATCGGAATATGCGTCAAGAGGTATTGAACAATGAGTTCATTGTAGGACGCAAGTGGGACGTAACCAATAAAACAGGAGATGAATAATGCCTGGTGGACGACCTGCCCATACTTGGGAAAATGTAGAATCCTTTATCAAAAGTAGGATAACTATTGATCCTACAACCAATTGTTGGTTATGGCAAGGAGAAATAGGTCCAAGTGGATATGGACGTATTCGTATGGGATACGTAAAAGAATCTGTTAACAGAATTATGGCTATATTACATTTAAAATTAGATAAATATGATAGAGATTTATTCGTACTTCATAAACCAATATGCCCGAATAAACATTGCTGTAATCCTGAACATCTTTACATAGGAACTGGAAAAGATAATTGGGCAGATTTTAAGAAAACTAAACAATGGAAAGTTAAACATCTTGGTAGTCGATGGAAGAAAGGATTTGGTGAAGAATGACAAATAAAAGAATAACAAATAAGAAACTTATCCTTCGACATAAGAACAAGGGTATGTTACTGTTAGTTCCATGTAGTAATCATCCTCATCCAGCTTGTTGGATATTTGAGGATGATGTTCCTATTTTGGAAAGATCAGATAAACAACCAGTTGTATTCAAAAATAAGAAGGAATGTATTAAATATGCTTCTTTCTTATTAGATTGTAATTTTGAATTGTTTAATGATAAATTGTCTTTTGAGGAATTGAAAGTAAACTGAAAAAGGAGTGAATGAATGACACTAACACTACTAACAATATATTTGATTGGAGCAACTATCACCGGATTGGTATGTACTGTATTGGAGTATACTGTAGGTGATGTGCATTTGAAGTTTCGGCTAATGGCGATGGTCGCGTGGCCGTTCTTCTGGTACAAGTTCATTACACGAATGAGGTAACTACAATGATGACAACACTGAAACGACAGAATAAGATGGGACTCTCGTATGAGTTCCGTGGTGAGCTGATGGGAACAGAGACTACTATCGAGTGTGTTTCACTGAAGAAAACACTGATGGTGAAACATAACATCGTTCAGATGAATCGTGCGTGGTTCAACTGGATTCGTTTGGGTCAGTTCATTCAGGAAGCATTTCAATTCCTTGATGCAGGTGAACGTGAATTCCTCATGACTGGTATACTGCCAGCGGAATTCATCGTATTGATGGGTGAAATAGATGAGTAACATGAATGATGTGAGCTTCGATTCCCTCTATTGCATGTTTAAGGGGGAGCCGGGCACACGCAAATCGACACAGGCACTATCATTCCCTGCCCCACAGTATTGGTTCTCGTGGGATAGGAAAATGAATGGAATCTATCTACCCATGAAGAAGTGGGGGATAGACCCTAAGACTATTACCTATGATGACTACGAAGATTGGAATAAGCCCAAGATGAAACTTGAGCAGCTCCAATTGAACTGTCCCTACAAGACGCTCGTATTCGATAGTCTGACGAGCATGGCAGATATGACACTCAGACAGACTGTTAAGATGAAGTATGGTCTGTCACGTAAGTCAGGGCAGCAAGCTGGTAAACTAATTGCCGGCATTGCAGTCAATGAGATAGAGGACTACAATGCTGAGTCCGCAGCCCTGCAAGAATTGATTGCACTCACGAAGGATATCGCATCTTTCCACAAGGTCAATATCATCCTGATAGCTCACGTCGTTCAGGCTGAGTATCGTAATTCAGCTACAAACGAGACTCACATCAGCCGTACGATTGTGACAGCAGGAAAGAAAGTCGCTCCTAAAATCCCTGCATATTGTGGTGAAGTCTATCACTTCAATATTAAGAAGGGATTCAACCCCGATGAAGGAGGTGCATACAGTTTGTTGACTGAACATACTGGTGATGACTTTGCGCGAACTGCATTGGACTTACCACGAGAAATTGTGTTCAATGACAAACCCCTGTACGAAACATACATCAAACCAGCCGTAGCAACACTCACATCACCAACAACAACGTTCTAGGAGACACGAAGATGCCGATGATTAATTTCAGTGCGAAGGATTTGCTGCGTGGGAAGGTTGTGGAACCTGCGTGGTATCGTGTCAAGATTGACAGCGTGGGTGAGGCGCCATCGAAGGATGGTGGTTCTACGAATTACCCCGTAGAGGCTACCATCATCCGTAACGCAGACAACGGCAACGAGGGGTTCAAGGATGCTCCTCTGGATTGGAATTTCAATAGCAAGGCTATTGGCTTTGCTGTTGGCTTCCTTCAGGCATTCGGCGTAGAGGTGAAATCGGGTGTTCGATTTGACCTCGCCAATGCAGCCGGGAAAGAACTCGACGTATTCGTGGAGAACGATACGTGGCAGGGTCGTCTTGTGAATCGTGTGAATCACAAGTATAGGGCACCCAGGCAGTAATTACATTTCACTACACGCGGTCCCTACATCCAAGTTAGGGTTCCTAGAAATGTGTAGTGAATAAATGGATGGTAGGTAATTAATACGCTCGGAATAACTACTCCGTAGGCCATACGGACTCCACATCCATCGAGCATTATTCAGACAGATACAGGAGAGTGACATGACACCACAGACAGAGAAACCAAAGACAGAGCGTGAGATAGAGGAAGAACAGGAAGACCTCGATACTGAGGACGTGGACAACGAGCAGGAAGATGATGAGCCAGAAGTAGAGGATACAGGTGAGCCTGACCAGCTCGACCTGCCACTCTCTAGTGATTAGTCATCTGACTAGCACAGCGAGACTCGCTAATTAATCCCAGCGATTAGCGACAGAGGGTGTATCCAATACTTCACTTACAACAGTGACTGCTTACGGGTACACCCTCGATTTTCTAGTGAGTGGAGAGAAGTGAATAGGGGTAAAGGAAATGACTGAACAGAAAGATGAGCAAAGGCGAGTAGTAGGAAAGATCATCAAGGTCAGTGCATCAGGATGGGGATTCATCTCATCTCGTGAGATTGAATTCACTCGCATCTTTTTTCACTGGACTGCACTACGTCAGGACACATTGACATTCAAAGAAGTGAAAATCGGTATGAAGTGTGAGTTCATCCCACTTCAGATAGAGGGACGTGGATGGCGCGCTGTACAGATGCGCATGATTCAGGACACTACACCCAGAATACCCGAGGAAACGACTAATGAAACCCCTACTGTGTCCGAATTGTAAGAATGATGACCCCCGACTGATAGAGCGACTGATGCTACCACTGAACATGTTCTTGTGTACAGTGTGCTCCAAGGTTTGGTTAGAGGAGGACGAAGACGATGATAACTAAACATGGATTGGATGATACGAAAGTACATTATAATCCACCTCTGTGTTTACCATCTAACATCAGAATGGAAACGTGGATGGATGTAGTACGTTGTTCCACACACTTACTATCCATTACTTGTGAAGCCTGCATATACTACTTTATACATTCAGAGGAACGAGGAAAGGATGAGTAGTAAGAAGTATGTACCGGGGATGGGAGCTATCGGAGCCAAGTTTATGATACTTGGTGAAGCTCCCTCATATGAAGAAACTTCGGCAGGTAGACCATTTGTGGGTCCATCGGGCCGTGAACTAGATAGACTATTGAAGGATGCCGGTATTCAGCGTAGTGAATGCTGGATAAGTAACGTGAGTAAGTATGAGATTCCCCCCAACATAGGGAAGAAGCGTACATCATTCACTGAGCGAGCCGCGTCAGTAGGAATAGATATCAATCAACAGTTAGAAGAACTACAGGTTGAGATAAATGAAATTCGAC